TTATCATATAAGAAATCGTATTGTATGTGTTCAGAAATGATCTCCCAATCTTCTAAAGTAATAATATTTTTTAAAATTAATTGAGTTTTTAATAAATCATTAAATAAATTTGCAAATCTTTTTCTTAATCTACCAACAAATTTTGTAAATTTGAGTTCATCTCTTAGAATTTCAGAAGATCTACCTAAATTAAATCCACCTTCACCATCCATTCTTGATGGTGGTACATTTAATGAGCGATATAATTTTTTTCTAAAATACTCAATATCAGTAATTTCTCCAAGATTTTGTCCCCCAGGAAGTGTAGTAATTTCAGTACCTCTACCACCCTCTCTTCTAGGTAACCAATAATCTTCGAGCATGGACATAAATTTTTTGTCATCTCGAATTTCGCCTGTTGTTGCATCATACACTAATTTGTTACGATACCTCGTCATAACATCTCTAAGATATTGTTCCGCTTTAGTCTTAGGTAAATTTCCTACATCAATATAAAAAATTCTCCTCTCTGGTGCGCGAGATAATCTGTAAATAACTAGACTATCCTCAATCATACGTAATTGATTGAGAGATTTAATTGCTTTATTTAAATATGATAAAACTATATTTTTATTTCTATCAATAAGTCCAGAATTGCAATATGCAATAGAGTCTTTTGCCATTTTAATTCCAGCAGACATATCTGTATTATTCAATCCAGTACCAGAAGTAAATGATTTTGGATTGTAGATAAAATATTCTTCTATATCTGGAAAAGTTTTATTTATATCTTCTTTTCTACTAGTTATTATATTATCTTTTTTTTCTTTTTTTTGATGCCTTACATATTTTATCTTTAAAGAATCTATATATCTTAATTCTTGTATCCCTAAGTGAGGATTTTTCATATCAATCATTTTATGGTAGTATAATCTACCATCAATGTACCAATTTCTGCATATTTCATGGCATTTTTTATCAAAATCTAATAAACGAAGTATATTTTTAAATTCTTCTCTTATTTTAGATTTTATACCATCACTAGCATTTAAATTTGATAATTCTATTTCAACTGGACTATCATTAGAATCTGATACTATCGCTTCATTTATAATATCTTCTATTGCACTATCAACTTCTGGATGTAGAGACATTTCTCTATATCTCTTTATTAAATCAAATTCAGTTTTATAGACTCCTTCTATATCTACGTATGATCCAAAAAAACCACTAGTAAGATAATGATCAACCCCGTCCTCATTATTTTGAGGAACAGGGGAGACAACGTTTTTGGATTTTTGTGTGGAAGAATCGTCAATAGAAAAACCAAATAATTTAGCCATGAATATATTTCCTATTTAATTATTACTATTTATTATCTAATAATAGAACCTGTTTGATCTTTATCGTCATTGTCACCACCTGCTTCCCAATATTGAACTTGGAATTCAACCGTATATTCTTCTATAATATCTCCAGTATCGTATGAAAGATCAATCTGAGATACGTTAGTTGGGAAAATGTCAAAGAATTTGTAAGTTCTTAATGGTTTAATACCATCTTCAGAACCATCGACTCCGTTGTTAGAGTTACTTTCAATACCTTTTCCAGCACCTCTACCCAATTGATAAACATAAGCATTCTTCATATATGAAGATGGATTTGTCGCACCTGAAGAATTATCTAACTTATTAATCCCATTCATCCACTGTTCAAATGCTGTTCTCAACAAAAAGTTTTCATCATTTATAATGGTTACAGTCCATGTGTCAAATGTTCTATCTCCAGCAACTTTTAAAATCCTCCCTCTAAAAGGAACATCAATTGGTGCTATATTTGAAGCAGGAAGTGCTGCTGCCTTGCACAAAAATCTGAAGTTTAATTGTGCTTCAGAATCCCATGTAGCACCTGCTGTAGTAGCTGCTTCTGGAAAATCTGGAATGTTTACTTCAAATAAATTAGGTCTTGCACCCCCTCCAGATAGATTTGATTTAAAATCTGAAATTGTTCTGAGAGTTGCCATTTTTTATTCCTCCTTTGGTTAATAGATTAAAAATAATTAAACAGTACCAGCAACTTCTTCAAAACTTATGCCAGTTCTAGTTGCCACAAAAGTGAGAGTTACATAATTAATTGATTTTGTTGGTTTCAGATAAATATCTGCCCTAAATTCATTATTGTCAATTATGTCTGGAGTATTATTAGAGGAATCACAAACGAGCAAGTAATCATATACACCTCTCTTTGATTTTACTTCTCTTAAATATGGTTCAACTATATTGATAAAGTTTGAACGAGTTATTTCGTCATTAAGCTCAAACAGTTGTGCCTTTGCAGCAGATTCTATTGCCTGCTCTACAGTTAAGAAAAGTCTTCTTACATTTATTCTGTCAAATGCTGAAGGATAACTTAAACCAGTTTTATCACCAAATAATAATGTGCCAACTCCACTTTGAGTAATTATTGGGTTAATTCTCTGACTGTAGAGCCTATCTCTTTGCACTTTAGAAGGATTGTACGCAAGTTTTACTGCATTATTGATTATTCCTCTTTGTTGACCAGCAGGTGAGAACCATGGATAGAAATTAATTCCTGTTCTGACCATTAATCCAGCAACATCTGGATTGCATGGTACATAAGTAAATTGAGAATTGAATCTATCATAAGTATACTTGTATCCAGAATCAAAAACTGCATAAGAAGAACTTGGTAATGAAGAGTAGAATGATATTATATTGTTAGTTTGTGTTTCAGATGAAGTTATATTGATAACATCATCTGAAAATGGTGATATTGTAGCAATACAATCTTTTCTACTTTCTGCTATACTTATGAGATATTTTGCTTTTGCTTGAGTTTCAACTTTAGTATTTAAACTTGGACCCATGATCAAGTGGTCTAAAGAAATTTCATCTTTATTTTCAAATTTTCTATATCCTGAAATTATGGAATCCAAACCTGCGGCATATCCACCGGATTGGTTATAGTTTTCTCCACCTTTAAGTTTAAAGTTTACAGAACCAATACAAGTGAAAGATTTATTTTGAGCATCTTGATTCCAGTCATCTGATATTGGAATAAATCCTGTAGAATTTATTGCAGATGGAGTTATATTCCAGAATAAATCTGGTTGTCTTGATAAATCTCTTCCCCCATATACTAATGTAGAATATCTTGATAGATATTCTTTCCACCATATTTTTAGTGGGGCATTTTGTGTAGACTCTGCATCAGAAGCTTTTGATAAGAATAAATGCTTTTCTAAAAGGTTTGATTTTATTCCACTAATCTTCCCACTATTATCAAACACTGCTATATGCATTGAGTCGCCAACACAACCCCTTTCTAATGCATAGTTTGTTGACACTGGCTTTGGTGCTATATTAGACCAGTATATCTCTTGATTATCTAATATAATTTTTTGATTTCTATACCAATCTTTTACAGATAGAATAGAATTTGATTCAGATTCTATAGAACCATTGATAGCAACTACATCAAAGTTTTCTGATGTAAATGAAGTAAGATCATCTAATTCCTTATAAGTAACTTTTGTTTCTACTCCACCAGAGTAAGATTTTGTTTTTATTTGTATGGAGTCTCCTGAGTTTATAGTTGATGCCGGACCTACATTAATATCTATATAATCCGATCCAATTCCAGTTATGGGTATATCTATTAAATTAGCAGAAGGTATTGAAATTATATTTAAAGATGTACTTAGACCAACTGGAACTGAATCCACATAAACTCTAGTACTAGATATTCCAACATCTAGAGTGATTATTTGAGTATTGGTCAAATTATATGATGTAGTATATCCAACTACAGTAGAGAGTATTTTAACTCCAACTTCTGTTTGTGTACCATTTGTAGTAATTCCCGTAACTATAGATTTCAAATGACCATTAAAAAATAATTGCTCCCCGGAATCAGAAGCATATGATGTTGATCTTTTGGAAATAATATGATTTCCAATCTCTATACCAAGAGTTGAAACTGATCCTGAAGAAATTGTTAATATCTGATCAGATTTATCATCAATGATAGAAACTACCATATCATTAGCCCATCTCCCAGGAGTTTGTGAAGCAAAACAAAATCCTGGTTCTGAGTCTTGATATGTATCTACATAATTTTCATAATTTTTTATTTTTAAATTAGTTGTATTCGCATATCCTACAGCAGCGTTAGCATTCTTTAAATCTGGATCATCTACTCTAACAACCTTTATAATTCCACTGTATGATAAAAATGAGGATGCTGATAACCAATATTTATTCTGACTATCTGTTGATATTGGTTTACCAAAAGTCTTTAGTAAATCATTTTCGTTTGTCACTTCAATAACTTGGTCTACTGGACCCAGTTCAAATGGTCCCGCAATAGCTCCAACATTATCTAAAACATTATCAACTCTACCTACAGTTAAGTCAACTTCTCTGACGAGTACGCCTGGAGATAATTGAGGAGTTGCCATTTCTTTCTCCGTAATAAGTCTCAGTTTAATCTAAGAAATATTTATGAAAAATCATATTTTAATTAATATAGTCCCACATATATGACATATCACCATATTCATCAGTAAACCATCTATCACCTTCTTTATCGACAAAAGTTCCGTCCTGAGTTAATCCATCCGATATAAATCCAAAAGGAGACATATCTTGCTCTATTTGATTTTTTTGCTCTTGATAAAGTCTTTTTCTTATATCCTGATCCGTAAGTTCTTTGAAATAATCTTCATTGATCATCCAAGAGTACATAACTAAACACATTACCAAATCATCATTTCTACCTTCTTCAGCCTCGAAAGAATTTCCTTTTTGTATAAAAGTTGTTAATTCGTTTATAATATCAAAATCTTCAAATACTAATTTACTTTCTTCAATTAGAGTTTTTAAATTTAAACATCCGACTTTTTTTATAGTTTTGGACATTTTTACTCCCAACTGAACTTTTTTTCCAGAAAATCCTTGGCCCAAAACTTGTCCAGCTCTTCCTCTCATGGAAGTCATGAGTAAATTTGAATACTCTAATTCATAAAATAATCCCGCAGCAACCTGATCACCAACATCATTAACCTCACATAAAACATGTGCTTTATTATATGATAAAGCAACATTTCTTATAATTTGTGGGAAAAATAGTGGTCTTATTTGATTATTTCTATACTTTGCAACAACTTTATGTGGAAATTGTGATACATCAAAAACAACAAATGCGGAGAAATCTTTTTCTACTCCTCTAGCAACATCGACAGTTACTGCATATGTATGATCATCTACAGGATCTTCATACACATCTAACCCAGCATTTGATGTTATTGGATTACTAAAGACTAATGAATTCAATTTTGGACCAGAAATCAGTGTATCTGCAGATCCTAAAAACTGGCACTCAAATTCTTGTCTCCATTGTGCTTCAGATGTGTTTGCAATAGTAGTCTTTTTGAAGTTTTCATCTCTACCAGGAACATCTGTCCAATGGACCTCTAATGGTACATATTCATTCTTCCCCTTTTGGGCATCACTCCATAGTCTATAGAAATGATTCATTCCAAATGGAGTTGAAACAACTATAACTTTAGATGAACTACCGGAAGTAATAGTTGGATATACCGAACTGAAGAAATTATCTGCTACCTGATTTGGTACGAAAGCAAATTCGTCTAGGAATATTATATTGTAAGTACCACCACGAACTGATGATGCAGAAGTTGATGATGCAAATATTTTGGATCCATTTTCTAATTCTAGAGAACCTTTATTCCATGATAATATACCCTGTTGCAACCATCTTGGTAGATTTTCATACCCAGTTTGTAATCTAGCAAGCAAATCTCTTGCAGTATTTGCTTTGTTTGCTAGAATAGCAACATTAACATTATCATTAAATATTGCATAGTGTAGTAGATATGAAACTACTGTGGTTGATTTTCCACTCTGTCTCGGTAACTTACATATATTAAATCTATTATCATGAAAACTTCGTAACATATTTTTTTGGAATGGGTACATAGTAAAAGGTTGTAACCCATGATCCAAAGTAACAATTTTTATGTAATTATTGGCAAAATATACTGGATCTCTGGAACAATTTATAAATTCCTCAATTTGGTTTCCACTAAATTCATGTTTTGTGTTTGCCTTTTTTAGTAACGGATTACCGAGGTAAAATTCTTCAGACATAATAGATTACCATTTTACTTTATTTGCCCAATAAGCTGCAGACATTTTTCCTTTTTTGATATTTTTTGCGTGTCTTGACTTAAATTTTTCACGTCTCTTGGCATATTCTTTTGACTCACCTTCTTTTTTAGGAGAACCTTTTACTCCAAGTTGACCAAACCTTATAATTTTTTCTTTACCACCCTCACATGCTTTTACTATGTGGGATTTTCCAGATTCTCCAGACCCATGTGCTTGTACTTTAGGTTGATTACATTTCATCTTATTTTTATCAACAGATTCATTTTTTACTCTTAAATCTGTATATAATTTTCCTTTACCATCAACTGATGGTATGAATGCACCATATGGTCCAGATTTTTTGTCTTTATCGTCAATAAATCCATCAATATTCGAATCACTGCGTTTAATAGATTTTTTTATTTTATTGAGAAGTTCCTTCTTAGATCTAGGAGGAACTTCTATTTCTTTTTTTCTTCCTTTATTTCAACCCCCTCACCAATTGTATTATTATTCATGAGATAATTTTTAGATTTTGAGTTTTGAACCTGTACGAGAGGTTGATTAGGATCAAGATCTGCAGTATTATATGTAACTACTCTTGATCCAGGATAAACTTTTTGGACTTCGGCAGTAACTTCTTTTCTATTTGGCATTCTAACTTGTGGGAAGAATAATCTCATAGAGTAATATTTTCCCCTCCAAGATATCACTACTGATATTATATTTCCATTTTGAGCTTGGAGGCGAACTGATTCACTGACATTTTTTTTCTTATACCCCTTTGCCTTTTTCACTCCCTTTTTAACTGGTACGCAATTTGGAACTTCTTTCCCATTCTTCATTTTCATACCAACTTGAGTATATCCTTTCCAACAAGGATTTTCTTCTTCAATAGAACCTGGCTTTATCAGATCTATAAACTCTGCATAAACATTTCCATCACAATCTCTTACAATATTACTTTCATTTTTAGACTCAACTTTTTTTAATTTGCTATAATAATTTGGAACTTCATCTAAATGTTGTAGGGCAGTTATTCTTGCATCTTTTCTATTTGATGTATGCTCTAATTCAACTTTAATGCCCATTTCCAATTGATTTTTTATAATATCTAAAGAAACTCCATGTTTTTGTGCTATTTCTTTAGGTGATTTATATGGTTGAACTGGACCTTTTGGGTCTTTTTCTTCACCCATTGGGCAGGACTCTTTATTATGCACTGGACAATATTTACCTTTTTTGGTATGATTACAAGATGATTCCTCCATCATCTTCTTAGATAAAGGTTTGCATACTTTATCTGTCTTGCACCAGTACATTCCCTTTCCACACTTTTCTTCACCAAGAATTTTTTCAACTAAAGAAACCTCCTCTTTATTAAATTTTGGGGGAAGACTAACCTTGGACACTTCTCTTTGCCTAAGTTTTTCTGCTTTGGGACCAAGAGCTTTTGCAGCTTCTGGTCCTAGTGCCTTTGCCCCAGTTCTTGGAGCAATTTGACTCCCTGTACTTGTTAAAATTTTAGTTCTAGGTATGCGATTACTTTTAGTATTTTCATCGATACTTTCATCGCTCTGAAGATATTCTGAAGCGGTATCAATGTAATCCGCAGCTTTAGTTATTTTAGATTGAACCCATGCTGGGAGTTGTTGATTTCCGGATTTAATTTGTTTCCTGAGATTTTTAATTGATCTCTCTATTGAATCTAATTCATTTCTAGCCATATATCCTTCATCATCTTTCTTTTTTCCTGAAGAAATTTCTTTATGATCTTCCCTAATCATGGTTATAATACTAGTCTTTATTTTATTTATTAAAAACCAAGATTTTTAGATCGAACATAATCTAAATCATATGAAGTATATGTTATTGGAATATCTTCTTTTCCATATGGATTTTTTGTTGGACTACAATATCTCCACTCATCACCCCATTTTTCATACATATATGAAAAATTTTCTTGATTAATTTGATCTAGTCTTTCTTTTAGTAATGGATCAGTTTTTGTTGTCTGACTTCCATGCTCATAATATTGATCTTTATTACCTAGTCCGTGGTAATAGTTACTTTCCAAAGACAAAATTTTCTTTATTGGTCTATGTATGAATCTCATAATATAATCTGCATCTTCACAATATGCTGGATATAAATTTTCATCAAAAAGACCAAATTTTGATATAACCCAGTCTTTAATCAAAAAAAGATCCCAACTGCCAACTCCAAAATCTCCAGGATTGCCATGAATTAACCCAATTTCATTATCTTGAGCATAATCATACATTTCTTTTAAAAGTCCTATCCCAAAAGAAACGTCATCATTTACTATAATCCAATAAGGACAGTTCATATAACATTTTATAATTAAATTCCATGCACCAGAAACACCTATATTTCTAGGCAGATTACAAACGGTAATTTTTTTTATAAATTTATGATTAATTTTCTTTATTTTTTCTAGGTCATCATCTAATTCACCTTTTCCATTATTATTAATAATCACAAATTCATCTACTGGATAATCAACACTCATAATTAATCTCATTACCCAGAATGAACTATTAACAACTGCTGTTCCAATAACAGGTATACTCATAGTAATCCCAACATATAGTGCTCAGATTTTTTAACTTTATCACTAATACATGTCATCTTGTTTAAAATTTCTTTATCCACCAAATCTGGGTGAACCCACCAATCTTCGTAAGATCTCCATTCATCTGGAGATATATTATTAACAACTCTCACGTACCCGTATGATTCTAAGTATTTTTTAGATTTTTCCTGGAATTGTTTTGTTTGATCACAATAATAATCATGTTCATAAGTAATTACAGCAAATTTAAATTGTTCAAATGGGATACTAAGAAGTATTTTATAAGTTACATCTGGAGGATCACAATCTAATTGTAGATAGTCTATTTCATTATAAAAACCAAATCCTTGCAAAAAGTTTTCATAATTTATTCTAGTAGCATCTTTTAATAAACAAAGGTTTTTTCTTTCTTTTGAAAATATTTCTACAAATTTTTCATCAATATCTAAAGAAACTCCATCCCATCCAAATTCAGTCTCTAGAAGTGCAGTGTTATTTCCATAAAATGGATTTGCTGATCCAATTTCTAGATATTTTCCTCTTTTTTTGCCATTCAACATAGAGAGGACGAACATATCCTGATAAGATTCAGAATAATTTCTTTCAATTGACTCTAAACCTGGGAATTTGAACTTATAAGAATCATACTTAGATTTATTATAATTTGTTAATTCTCTAGAGGTAGATGTAATCTTACAAAGATTTTCTATAGATTTCGATCTATATTCTTCATTAATATCTTTACTTTGTACTAACTCTATAAAAGTTTTTCTAGAATCGTCACATAGTCCACACCACCAACCAGATACTGCACGCATGAATTTTAGACTAAAAAATCCGGGATAATCTAATTTTGTCCTCAGATTTTCGGAATTTGGGTCTGATACATCTAATCCTATGCTTGATATAAGATAACACTCATGCCAATCAGATGTAAATTCGTAGAATCTACTCATATAAAAATATGCTTCAGGCCTTTTAGGGCATGTCGCTATAGCATGTTGTATTAATCCTTTTACAGTGAAGTTTCTAGATCCTTGTTTACTAAAGCATGTTGATGCACGCAGAAGACCCTCATATTTTAACAAATCATTATCTGTTCTTTCAGCAGACCTTAAATAATATGAAACTGCAGACGCTAACTGTCCAATATTATCATAATATAAGGCAAGGTCAAAATTTACTTCAGCATTATTTGGGTCAAAAACATATTTTTTTATTAATTCATTTATTTCAGTTTGCATAAAGAAATTCCTCTATTACTTTTTCTGGGGTTTTTAATAAGTATGCACAATTGTCTTGGAAACCAAAAGTTATTAAGAAATCGTTATTGTATTTTGCCATACCTATGCAAAATTCTACATGACCAGACATTATTGAAAAATCATTGGAATATTTTACCATATTCCAATTTTTATCCCATAAAATTAATCTATGTCTATAAATTGCATCTTTTCTACCCACTTCGCTATTAAATAAATCAACTTCATGAGTTATTGCGAGATAGTGATCATTCCAAGAAACTACCTGAGATCCTCCTCTAAGGTCTCTAGGGAGACTTATATGGTCTGTTAAAACCTCTGTAGTACATATATTAGTTATTGGATCTACTTTTACCAACTCAGTAGGATTAGACCACTTAATGTAATGATATGGAATATCTAAAACAGGCATCCAATTTTTTTCACAATATGAATCTGGATATTTTGGTGGGGGAATTCTTAATCTAGAAACTTCTTCTACTGAATTATCTGTAACAATTATTTCAGAAAGTTCCATTCTTCCCTGACCATTTGTTGTAGTATCCCTCCTTACACCAGATATATACAACTTTTCATCCCATTTAAAAATTCTAGCATCTTCTAGACCCACAAAATCCCACATAGGTTCGTATGTGTCAAATTTAGAAGTGTCTATCTTATTATATCTTACAACATTAAAATTGTTATCTAGTTCACAATAATAATTATCTGTCCTTAAGTACATATCATGCTCTGGATGAACATATGTCAGAGGACCATATTGATGCTGATATAATTTTTGTTCTGAATGATAAAATGTATAATTTACATGCCTAATATTTACTAAAATTTTTCCACCATCTATAAAAATAGATGGATTCATTATACCAGTACCTGATGTTATATTACCAGGAATTATTAGTGGATGTATGTCTCCACCACATTCTAAAGATCTTCTAGAAAGAGAATATAAAAATTCCATAATATAATTAAAATATTAATTTTCTTGATCTGCTTTTTCTTCTGAGTCTAAATCTTCCGAAATATTTTCAATACTTACTCCAATTCCAGTAAGATATTCATAAATTCCTTGTAATTTTATAGAAATTTCTTTTTTTATTGATAATTGATTATTTAATTCTTTAATTTCTTTGTATAGTTGTTCTTGCTGCTCTATAACAGACTTTAAATGCTTTTGTTGCTCAGTCATTTTGCAATACTTTAATCAATAATAACTCAACTATTTATTCATGTTAGAATCGGATTTAATTTGAGATTTTAAAAATTTAGATAATTCCGCTGTAGATCCAACAAATAATGCATTGGTTACATTAGTCTGGTTTGAGGTTTTACTCTTTTCCCCAGTTAAATCATTAAGTTTTTTTTGAACATCTAATAATTTTTCTGTTGCATCAGTAACGCTTTTAATCAGTTGCCCTGCAACTTCATATGCTCTAGGTTGTTCAGTTTCTTGTGCTAATTCTAAAACTCCATTTAATGCTTCTTGCCCCCTTTCTATTATAGAATATAAATTACCTCTAGTATAATTGTAATCTTTTTCAAGATCACTATTTTGTTTAGTTACATTCATGGTATCATTTTTTACTATTTGTGTTTCAACTTTCTCAATATTTTCCATATTATTCTCAGCATAATCAGTATCAAAAATAGAATTTAATTCTTCGAATTTATCTGCCATTTATCTAAAAATCTATACTGAATCCAAAATCATCACCAGGTTCTATCAATACATCATCTTCAATAGTAATTTTAAATATTTCTGATCCTAAAGTATGTAAAGTTGATTTTGTATTATATTGAGATCTTTCAACTACAATAGTATCATCTTCAGATGTATTAGGATTTAATTCAATTTTTTTAATTAACATAGTTTCATTGTCGATTGTTACATAAGAATTAATTTCTAAAGAATCAGCACTATTAACCTTAAACCTTGTAGTATTCTCTAATATGTCTTCTGCTATAATAGCACTAGCATTTCCAGTATAATTTTTAGTTGCTGTAGGTGTTATGGAATATACAAGTTCTCTATTTTTAGAACCAGGATCTCCAGATAAGTAACCAATCGAAACCTTTTTTATAATATCGTTTGAAATTCCCTTTGTGTTTATAGGTCCGAAAAGATATGCCTTTGCAGTAAATTTTAATGTATAAATTAATGCTCTTCTTGTAGAAAAATCCCCTTCATAATCATCTTGCATACTAATATTATTTAAAGTTATTGGAATATCTCTTTTTTCCCCTATTTCTTCTAATACTTCTATAGAAACTGTATAGGATGGTTGAAAATATGGTAAAATCTGCTCAATAATTTGAAGCATATCATCATTATTCTTGCACATAATAGACAATTCAAACTCAATATTATATGGAACTGGCATATATGTCTTTGTCACAACTTTAGAGTTCTCTAAAGATTTTGATCTAAAAGTTTGAGTTGTTGTTACTTTTCTGGAAGAGTCATATGTAAGACCTATTAATTCAAATGACATTCTAGGTAAGGTCATTTGAATTGGTCTATTTAAATCTGGAGATTGTTCTAGTCGTGCTAAAAATTTTTGAGTGGGTCCATATGATATTGGAACATCTATAATAGAAAAAGTATCTCCGGTAGAAGTTTTCTTCTTTATTTTTATATTATTAAATAAAGATCCGAAAGATATAACAGTTTTTCTTATAATTTCGTGGTAAAAATACTCAAACATTTTATTTGACCTTATTATGGATTACCAAATGGATTACTCTCACTAAAATCTACAATGTTATCAAATTCTTCTTGTATTTCACTATTATCTGCAAATCCATTACTAGTATCGTTACTATTTATTGATTTTATTTTATAAGATGCATTAGATTTATCTCCATAAACAACTTCAGATCCTAAAAATTCTCCACTCATTTGATATATTTGCATCTCTAAAGTACTTATATCCCATGATTTAACATATGCTGTAGAACCACTTATAGATCCAGTTATTTTTTCATTTTTTATAAATGATCCATTACCAATCAAAACTGGGTCGGATATTATTATTGTTGGTGCTTGTGTATAACCTATTCCAGAACTAACTATTCTTATATCTGAAACTGATCCATTTTCATCTATAATTGCT